GCAGCTTTCATGGACTCCACAGTGTCGTAGACATCCTGAGAGACATACTTAGAGTTACCATCATGAGCTGGCTTTGGTAGAGTAGCGTTATAGTAGTCAGTGACTTTCTTACGCTCTCTGGCTAGGTCGCTGTCATTAGCACCAATGGACTGCCGTATTTGAGAGTCCAGAATGGTGACAATATCATCGTCTTCTAGCTTTTCGTATTCTTCTACTTTTGCCATTTGCTATACCATTTCCAAGTAAAGTTCATCAGGTATCTCCACAGGTTCCCAAGCTCCTTCGTGAACGTGATTTGCCAAAGCTAGGCTAATTACACAGTCATCAAAGCAAGAGGGTTCAGCTTCCATCGCACCATTCTCGGTGACGATGTAGGTCATAAGCTCTCTGATTGTTGTCTTATCGTTAAGCTCAAGCTCACCTTCGCGCAGGGATGCCCGAAGCTGGTCTATGATCAGGGGTTTAGTCTTCGAGGTTGTCGTAAAGCCCAACTTAACAGTTTCTCTGTCAGTGATCTTGTCTACCTGCACTTCTGTATAAAAGTTAGGGTAGGCAAAGTCTTTTCCCAGCCTAGTACAAGTCAGAATACCGTGGCTGTTGTTCTCCACTACGATGAACGCTTCGTTGTAGAACTCACCGAGGGCTTTGAGTACCTCTGCAAAGTAATCGGGGTGAACCTGTCCTCTCCATGTGGCAACTTGCCGTTTCTTGGAGTCGAGCACCTGTGCGACTGACCAATCTCCATTTCGCACACCCATTGCAACGTCTGCCCCCACGACATATCCCATTTCTCCTGCATCATGTTTACGATAAATAGTCAGCTCACCTCTGATGTTTGGTAAGAACTCATCACCTTCGAGGGCAAGTCTGTCTTCAACATCATTAGCGTCTTTAAGACACTGTTGGAGCTGTTCTGGATTAAATACAGGCCGACCTGTTGTCAGAAACGCCATCTCTGGCTCTGCTGGATACTCTTGGTTCCACAGGTCAAGCCCATTTTGAGCGACTTTGCGTCTACGAAACATAAGCTGTCCATTTGTCAGCTTATACTTCTTGACCATCTCCCGTTCTTCTGGGGTTCGCTTGAAGTTCTTTGGGACTTCCTCTGAATACTCCTCGTTTACATACCAAGGAATAAACACAGGGACGTAACCGTTAGTGCCATTTACTGCACCCACCCAAAGATCATGAAAAGTGCCTGTTACACCGTTTGCCGTGCTCTCGATAAAGATAGCAGTTCCAGCAGTATTCGGGACAGCCTGTGTGAGACCATTCCAGATGTCTTGAGCATTTGATTTAGGCCAGAAAGCAAGTTCCGAGGCATGAACGTGAGTAAGCGTTTCTCCCCTACCAACTGAATCTCCACCTGCTGTTGCGACGACATAACTGGAATCAAGTACATCAAAGGATAGTTCCCTTCTACTACTGTATTTAGTGTGAGGTTTCAGTATATCGGGACAGTGTTCATGGTAACGCTTCGTCATATCGAACAAAGCCCTCGTACTGTCGGCATGGTGCGTGATAACTAACGCTTTTCGGGCTTTCTGTTGTGACACTGAGTAATAGAGGTAGCCGCCCGTGTAGGTACTAAGACCCTGCTGCCTCGCTTTCAGAATGATTATTCTGATCTTACCTTCAGATTTAAGTTGTTTGGATACAGCTTTGTCTAGGATTTGCTGCGCTGGGTTGAGTTTAAGAGGAGCAATCTCGCCAGCTTTTGTTCTGATGGAAAGCGCAGAACTCGCGTAAAAAGGAAACTCAGTTAGTAGACGCTTACGAACCGCTACTAGCTTTGGGTCCATCTTCTTCTTCTGTAATCAAAGAAGCCAAGAAGTCTTCTGCTTTTGCTACAGCTACTTCTGACTTTGCGACAGGCTTCTGCTTAGTGAAGTCTAAGATCAACCTTGCGGCTGACAGACGCTCACGGGTTTCGCCTTGCATACGCATGACCTCTACGGCTGTGCCTAGAGCTTCCTTTGCGTATTCGTCTTCTACTCCGAACTTCTCTGACATAATCTCTACTACCTTTACTGCTTCCTTTTTAATCTCAGCCCTCATGGTGTCGGCTTGCTCTTTCCGAAGACCATCGGGCGTACCTTTAGGACGACCAGCGTTCTTTCGCTTCTTCAGCGACCACTGTCGTCTTAGCTCTCGACCCTCTGGGGTCTGCATAAGTGTCGAGAAATAGTTTTGTTTAGGAGCCTTCTGGGGATGGGGTCCACTGCCTACTTTAGAAGGCGATTTAAGGCGTGGGTTCTTAGGTGCTCCCATTCGGAGACAACTTGGAATCAGGTTCTACACTGACCTGACCAATAACACGGTGCATAAACGCTTCTAACTGTTCTAGTTCGTCAAAGTCTAAGTCACCATTATTCTGAAGCTCATCAAAAGACACGTTGATCTTTTTCACATCACTGTCAGTAAGGTTTTCACCTTTCTGTAGCGTGTTTAATATGTCAGCTCTGAGTTCGCTCATTTTGGAACCTTTCCATCCTTCAATATGGATTCTATCAGTTTCACAAACACAGGGTCAACCCTCTCCGTATGCCCCATAAAGTATGTAGCAAAGTTCTCACAAAACCATTCATGGGGGTTATATTGTGCATAATGCGAGAACTGACGAAGGTTAGCCTCACTTGTATCAGCTTCGATGTCGGCTGCTGCCTTTGATTGTGTCTTACCGTGACCGTCGCTTAATGGAGAGATTTCTTTTTTATGTTGTCGTAACCAAACTTCAATGGGTCTTGAATAGTTTGCTCTGTTGACTACCCCACCAAGCCTGTCTCCAACATATTCGTTTCCAAAGTATGCGTGGACATGATGTCCCATTTCGTGAAACATAGTGTGTCTAGCTTGTTCTAGCCCTGTGTCTAAATAAACGTCACCAACAAAAGGTCGATCCCTAAGTGGGTCACCTAGTTTCCAATTAGACTTGTTAAGATTATCATTGGTAAGACCACGAGCCTCAAGAAGAAGTGATTTACCTTTATTGTTATTCTCGTTTATTTTATCAGTTAAGTCAGCTCTCTCGTAGCTTCCCTGTGGAAGTAACGCTCTTTGCTTTCTTAGCTCTTTGTTCTGTTCCTTGATTTCATTAATCTGTGTTTTAAGAGCGTCTACCTTTGCTCTTCTTTCTTCTAGGCTCATACCAGCTAGAGACTGTCCAAGACCAACAGAGTAGCGGTAAAATGAGTCAGCGTTTAGCTGCATTACTCCATCGCCCATATTAGCACCGTAATGTCCAGTACCGTGCTTAATCCCTCTAATACGCGGTATGTTGAACTTGTCTGCTATTTGATCAATTTCATTCTTGAGTGATAAGACTATAGAAGCACTTTCGTTGTTCCAGTGCCCTTTCGGGAAGGATACTGCACCAAAGTCTTTTCCAGTGCGTCCAACATAATCCGAATGATTTTTGTTATAATAGCGAGAGTCTTGTGCCGCCTCTTTTAACTGTTTGCGTAGTTCTTTTGCTGCCTGAGTTGGGGTCATAGTGTTAAGAGTATCTGAGGTAACGCTGGGGGTAATTGCATTACTGCTAGATTGCTCTTGGGCTGGTTGTTCTGGTTGAGGTGGCTGTGGTGGTTGAGGCGGCTGTGGTTGTTCAGCTTCAGTCCGTTTCCTTGCGTCCTGTTGCGTTTGGATACGATCTATGTACTGACCTAAATACCTGTTAGCAGCATTAGTATCACCATTGTTGGCTTGTATCTTGGTAAGAGCATCATTTCTTTCTTGCCTTGCTCGACCAAGTGGGTCGATACCAAGGTCATCATCTCTAAAGATGGTCAGTTTGCGCTTAATAATGCCTTTAGTGACAGGATCAAGGCTTTGGTCAGCGTCTACAGCGTCTATAAGGGCTTGAGCTGCTGCTTTGTTAGCCTCGATGCCGCGTTGGATTGCTTCGTTGCCTTTGTATTGATCCAAGGCTCCTTTGTCACGCGGTCTCACCATTTGTGCTTTGGTGTTTCCATTGTCTACTTTTGCATTTATGACCGAGATAAGCTGAGAGAGGATGTTACCGCCTTTTGGCCCTATATGGCCCCCTTCTCTTAGGCTCTTCATAGCGTCTTTTGCCATTCCAGCGTATAAGGGTTGGTTAGATGCAATAAGCTCAAGGAGAATGATCTCCATGTTCTTCAAGTCCATCCCTGTTGCTTTCAACAGAACATCTTGAGGGCTACCGTTTGTATAACCTGTGTCATTCACAACATCTTTAGGTTGGCGAAAGCCATCCTTATATATTTGGATGTTTATATCTCTCTGACGCTTTCGTTCAGCTTGTTCTTCAGCTTTCTTTCTTGCACGTTCAGCTTCAGCTTCCTTGCGTTTCCGCATGTTTTCCTGACGAATGCGCTCTCGCTCTTCTTCCTT